TTGGTCATGGATTATACTTTGGATCTGATAACTTAGTTGTTTCTAGTTTAAACGGAGATCAAATAATTCCAACAACATTTGACGGAACGTCGATAGGAAACACTGAACCTCAAACAACATTTGATAATAAGTTTACTTCGTTTAGAAATATTAAACTAGATAAAGGTGTAGTATATGTTTACGAAGACTTAGAAAATCAATTAGTGTTCGGCGAAAAATTAATCTATCCTTCAGTGCAAACAACATTTGGTGAAAATCTGTTTAGTTACGGCAACCATATATATGCTGGCATACCACGTCAAACTAACGAAAAATCTGTAGGACAAGTTATTGATTTTAGAAAAAATGCTGGTTATACTGCTTGGTCGTCAATCGATCAACAAATATTACCTGTAGATGTTGATAAGATTAGTGGCTTAATGTTATACAACAAACGTAAAAATGAACTCATTAGCAGACTAGATTATATTGATCCTCTACAAGGAAAAATAGCAGGTGTTGCTGAACAAGAAATTGACTATAAGGCAGGATTTGACCCAGCAGTATACAATACAGGACTTACAAACGACTTTTTAGTTGATCCTGCAAGATTCTGGGGAAATGAACACGTTGGCGAAATATGGTGGGCAACAAACACTGCTAGATTTGCTTATCCTTATAAGGGATCAGTTAACTCTCAAAAGAAAGATTGGAATAATTTAATAGTTGGATCTAACATTGATATTTTTGAATGGGTAGAAAGTGAATTTGTTCCATCTGGATGGGATGAGCTTGCTGATACAGATGAAGGTTTGAAAAAAGGAATAAGCGGTCAGTCATTATATGGCAATACAAGATATACCACTCAATTAGAATACGATAAACTTGCCCAAAATTTCCGTGCAAAATATTATTTCTGGGTGCAAGGCAAAAGAACGAAACCTACAACTCATAAGCCTAAAAGAAAACTTAATACTATTGACATTGCAAGATTAATCGAAAATCCTAGATTACAAGGATATAGATATGCTTCGCTTATTTCAGAAAATACATTTATTCTTAATAATTGTAATGATTTAATCCAAGGCGATGATGTTGTACTACAAATTAGATACAAAGAAGATGAAACACAAAATATAAACCAGCACAAAGAATACCAAATTTTAAGTGAAGGTCTAGAATCAAGTGTTCTGCATCCAACTATTGAAAGAAAGTGGTATGACAGTTTAATTGGGTTTGATTTAAACAACAGACCAGTACCTGATATTAATGTTCCGTCAAATAAGAGATACGGAATTCAAAATGTTCCTAGACAAAGCATGTTTCAGAATAGATTTGAAGCATTAAAACAAACTATTGAACGAGCTAACATTGTATTAGGCGAACAGTTATTAATTGATACATACGATTTAAGCGAACTTCAAAGAAAAGAGCCTTTGCCTTCAAGCGTTTCAGGCGAATTTGATCTAAGTATTGCAACATATGATGATTTAAGATTTGTAAGCACTAACAAAATTACACAAGCAGAAATTGAATTAATTATTAGTAATGGACGTATTATTAGTACAAACATTATTAATCCAGGACGTGGCTATAAAGTTGCACCTTCATATAACTTAGAAGGTCCTGGATCTGGCGCAATTATTGACTTTGAAATAAATTCTCTAGGACAAATTACCAATGTTATTATTGGCAATAGCGGCACAGGGTATTTAGAAAATACCAAATTGATAGTACGTCCATTTAGTGTATTAGTACAAACAAACGAAACACTATACGGTAAATGGGCAATATACAGTTGGAATGGTACTTCTTGGTTTATTCGAAGCATACAAGATTACGATGTAACTAATTATTGGGATTATGTAGACTGGTATGCAGACGGTTATAACCAGTTTACAACAATCAATTACACAGTTCCTGGAACTTACATACTTCCGACAATATCAGATAGAACTGGAGATATTGTCAAAGTTGAGTCTGTTGGCTCAGGCGGTTGGGTTCTTTTAGAAAAGGTTGCTAATTTTGATACTGAAGATTATACACAAAATTATAAAGTTGTAGGTAGACAAAATGGAACTATTCAATTCAAAGAAACTTTGTATAATTACGAAGTAAATCCTGTGGGTTATAGTAACAGAAGTTTCGACAGTTATTTTTACGACAATAACCCAGTAACTGAATTACGAATTATTTTTGCAGCATTTAGAGATAACTTGTTAGTTGGGGATCTAAAATCTGAATACAACGGATTGTTCTTTGTAGGTGTTCGCTATGCGATTGCTGAACAAAAGGGTATTGATTGGATATTTAAAACAAGTTTTGTAAAAGCAAAATATAATGTAAGCGAATTAAGAAATGATGTTACATTTAACAGCGATAATTTAAAAAGTTTTGAAGATTATCTAAAAGAAGTTAAGCCTTACAAAACTAAGATTAGAGAATATGTGGATGTGTATAGTAAGGTAGAACCTACTAATACAAGTGTAACAGATTTTGATTTACCACCATATTATAGTTTGGCAGACGGATCTATTATTCCTAATAGATCTGTTATAACAGATGGAGTTATAGACGACCCAGACGGAGATTTTAATTCTTATCCACGAAAACATTTTATTGAAAATGTTGGATACCAATTAAAAGAAATTCAAATAAAAGATGGCGGTTCTGGATATACTCTAACACCAAAAATAGAAATTATTGGCGACTGCGAAGAACAAGCAACTGCTGTTGCTTACATCGGATATGGTAAAATTACTAGTGTTAAAATTACAAATCCAGGTAAAGGGTACTTAACAAGACCAATTGTTGAAATTACCGGATCACAATCAACTGGTAGTACACCTGCTAGAATGAGTGCTATACTTGGTTATAGTCCAGTTAGAACTCCTCATATTAGAGTTAAGTTTGATAGATATTCCGGCGAAGTTTATATCCAAGAATTACAAGAAGTACAAACATTTACTGGCAATAATGTTCAAGCAAAATTTGATCTTGAATGGCCTATGGACTTAGATAATAAAAAAGTCAAAGTTTATATAGATGGCAAAGAAATGTTACGTAGTACATATACTTACGAAAACATTGATAATACTGAGAAAAGTTATTCAAGACAAAATGGTCGAATAACTTTTGCAAAAATTCCTGCCACAGGTGCAGCAATTGAAGTTAGATATTATAAGCCAATCGATATGCTTTCAGCACAGGATAGAATTCATCATTTCTATGAGCCGACTGTAGGTATGCTAGGTAAGAGTTTTTCTCAGTTAATGAAAGGTATCGATTACGGTGGCGTTGAAGTTAAATCATTTGGATTTGAAGGCGCAGCAGGTTGGGATACACAAGGTTGGTTTACAGATACTTGGGATGTCTTTGATAATACATACGAAGATGAAGTATTTGTTGCAGACGGCAGTACAATTTTCATTCAACTAACACAACCACTAGAAAATGGTGTTACTTATAATGTTTATAAAGGAACTTCAGGATCTGTTGATTTAACTAGAATAGATGATCCTAACTATGGGACTGCTCAGCAAGTAAATGAAAATGCTATTATGAATAGTTTAGTCGGTGACGGCGTACAAACTATAATCGATCTTGATACATTGGGTGTAAGTTTTGATGATGGCGAAACTATTATTGTAAGAAAAACTACCAGTGATGGGTCAATAACACCTGATCCAACAAGTTATGATACACAACTTCAAGGCGGAGACTTACCTTATGCAACTGCAAAAGGAGTTAATGCAGAAGATATTATTGTTGATGGTGACGGATTTGTTAATCCTATAACACATGCAGGACCAGAAGAACTTGTTCCCGGATTAATAACTGATTCATTAGATATAAAAGTATATACTAGAGCAGGTGACGGAAATGGGGTTATACATAGCCAAAACTATACAACAGATGGATTAAAAACTGAATTTGATTTAGGTGTAATTCCTTCTACTAACGAAGCAGTATGGGTTAAGGTAAATGATATAAAAATTGCTGATACCGAATATACAATTGATTGGACAACAAACGTTCTTACGTTTAATGCAGCACCAGCAGCAAACCAAGAACTTAGTATTATTAGTCAAGCCGCAGGATATGATGATTTATTAGACTATGGTAAAACAATAGCCGACGGATCGACAACTGAAATTATTACTACTGTTGATTGGAGAACCGGTGTACAAGCAAGCGCCACTGTCAACGGTGAAGCAGTTGAAGTAGTTGTGTTTAATAGCAATGAATGGGGATATGATTTAACCAATCCAAAAGTTGGTATTAGAACTTCGGAAGTAATTAATGAAGGTAGTGTTGTACATTACGCTGTTCTTTCTAACAGTGAAGAAACTAATTACAGCCGAGTTATTGTTAGTAATTTTGAAGGTGACGGGCTTATATCTCAGTATACACTAACTGATGTTCCGTTTTATGAAATACCATTGGAACATAGAATAATAGTTAAAGTAGATAACCAAATTCTTAAACCAGGATATAATGCTAAGTTTACAATTCCAGAAAATAATCAACGTACATATAGTTTTGAAGATTTCCAATATCCTGCAGGTGACTTAGATGTAGAAGAACTTAAAGTTTATCTAAATGGTGAAGAAATCGCAGTTCCATCTCAATGGCGTTATGACGTTGCAAACACTTCTATATTGTTAACAGATGATACTGGTGTTCCAGGAGATACGGTTGAAATATTTGCAGTAGCCAGAGGTGACTATGCGTTTGGTTACCTTAACGGTGATAGTGTTTGGATCGACACTCCGGGTACGTTGCATTTAAGTACAATACCAAGTCTTGGAGCAAAAATAGAAATTTATCAATTTAGTAACCATGATATACTTGGGTTAGAAAGAGTTAATTACAATGTAGTAAACAGATCGTCAGTTAGTGTTGCAAGTGAACTGACAACATATAGACTACTAAAATCAGGTATTATTTCATTAAGAGATATTGCAGTAGATGCACAATATGTATGGGTTAGCAAGAACGGAGAGTTACTAACTCCTAGCGTTGATTACTATGTAACAGATGATAGAAGCCAAGTTAGACTAACTGAAATTCCTGCTAATAACGATGTTATAGATTTGCTGCATTTCTCTGCTCCTGTTGCAACCGAAAAATTTGCATATAGACAGTTTAAAGATATGCTTAACAGAACACACTATAAGCGTTTAGATAAGGCTGAAGTAACACTTCGTCAACCACTTAATTATTCTGATTTGCGTATTGAAGTTACTAACGGTGCAGTTCTTGCTGAACCAAACAAAGGACTCAATCTACCTGGTATTATTTGGATTAATGGCGAACGTATTGAATACTTTGTTAAAGAAGAAAACACACTACGTCAATTGCGTAGAGGAACACTTGGTACTGGCGTTAAAAATATACATGCTACTGGATCAAAAGTTTATGACCAGAATTCGAGCAAAACTGTGCCATATCAAGACATTACGTATAGTAAAGAATTTATTGCTGACGGAGTAACATCAGATTTTGAACCTGGATTTGATATTGGAAGCATAAATGAAGTAGAAGTATTTGTAGGCGGTAGAAGATTGCGCAAAACTTCTATAGAAGTATTTGACCCTGTACTAGCGATGGATAGTCCAGAAGGCGATACAACCGTTAGTGCAGAATTTAGTGTAACAGACAACATAATTACTGTAAACAGTATTCCTGTTGACGGTGAACAGGTTATGATAGTTAAAAAGATAGGTGAAATTTGGAGCCCTATAGGACAACAATTAGCATTGACAGATAATGCCATTGCAAGATTCTTACGTGCAGGCACAAGTGAGTTACCAGAATAAATACAGTATAGGAAAAGTGATGAGTAACATGCAAGACACAAACAATTTTTTGGTGCAAGGACATATTAAGATCTTTGACCCCGAAACCCAAGAAGTGCTAATAAACAAGCGCAATGCAATTCACTACGAGAATATGAGTATTGCAATGGCCGAAAGTTTAGGTAACGAAGGGCAAGGATATATAACCGCTATGAGCTTTGGAAACGGCGGCACTAGTGTTGATCCTACAGGGATTATTACATACCTTACACCAAACTCAACCGGAACAAACGCAAGTTTGTACAACGAAACATATTCAAAAATTGTAGACGATAGGAATGTAAACAATACAGATCCTGCACGTAACAAAATTGAAATACGCCATTTGAGCGGAACTAACTATACAGATATAGTTGTAAGTTGTTTGCTCGACTATGGTGAACCAAATGGACAACAAGCATTTGATACTGCAAGTAATGCAGACGATGCATATGTATTTGACGAGCTAGGCTTAAGAAGTTACTCATCCAGCGGCACTGGCAGATTGCTTACACACGTTATTTTCCATCCAGTTCAAAAATCACTTAACCGTCTAATCCAAATTGATTATACAGTACGAGTACAGAGCTTAACAGGGTAAGGATTAAGATATGGCATACGAAATAAACTATACTGACTCTGTAAACAAAGGTGCAATAACAATTGAAGACGGCACAATCAACCAGTCAACTTCTTTGGCATTTCCTGGGCGAACAACAACATCTTACGGTCAAGCAATTAATGAAAACTTTTTGCATTTACTAGAAAACTTTGCTAACTCGTCTGCACCTAATAGTCCTGTCGAAGGGCAATTATGGTATGACAATTCCGACGGTGTTGACCAACTTAAAATTTATGACGGAACTAACTGGGTAACAGCCGGCGGCTTGAAAAAAGCAGCATCTGCACCTGAAGTAGCAAATTCTAACCCAGGAGATTTATGGGCTAATACTGATACTCAACAGTTATATTTGTTTACAGGATCAAACTGGATTCTTATTGGTCCTGAATTTAGTGATGGTTTGCTTACTGGTACTTCTGCAGACAACATTTTGGGCGACGATGACGTTGCATATAACATACTAACTGTAAAAATTGAAGATCAAATAGCAGCAATTTTTAGTAGTCAGGCCTTTGTTCCAAAAACTACTATTCCTGGATTTAGAGCAGGACTTAACGCTGGTTTAAATTTAAGTACTGAAGCACTTGTAGGTACAGAAATATTAAAATATTGGGGCACCGCTGAAAAAGCAGAAAGTTTAATTATTGGTGGAGAAGCAGTTGCAGCATCAAACTTCTTGAGAGGCAATGCAAGTTCAACAACAAACTTTGATTTAAAAGTTAAAAATAACGAAGGTATACAAGTTGGTTCAGGTGGACAACTTAGTATGTTTATTAGTGGTGAAGCAGGTGTAATACAGCACAATGTTTCGGGATCTAATATTGACTTCCGTTTAAGAAATGGAGACTTAATACCAACAGTTTTAAGACTCGACTCAGCAGGAAACGTGGGTATTAATACAGGTGCTCCTGAAGAAAAATTAGAAATTTCCGGCAACATTAAAATAACTCCAGAAACAGGAGTTCCGGATAGCGGATTTATACAAGTTGAAAGTACTGTGCAATCATCAAATATTAGCACAGGTTCGATAAGAACAAAAGGTGGTGTCGGTGTTGCAAGAGATGTACATATAGGCGGAAATTTATATGTAGAAGGTGCAACGACTATTGCTAACCTAGCACCAGATGCAAACTCATCTAGAAATATTGGTACTGCTAGTAATAAGTTCGATCAAATATATGCTAATACCTTCATTGGAAACATACAAGGTAACGTAAGCGGTACAGTTTCTGGCAGAGCAGGTAGTGCAGATAAACTTGCCAGTGCTACAACATTTGCAGCAACAGGTGATGTAGATAATGTAAGTTTTGAGTTTGATGGTCAAACTGGCGGTTCGACAAAAACATTTAGTTTGCGTATTGCTAACAGTTTTATTAGTAACAAAGAGGTTACTTATGATGCAGGAAACGCAGACGAACTATTATTAAACAAAACAACAGGTGATACGGGTGTCTACAGGATTACAAAGCGTAATTTCTTAAAAACTATTCCGCTAGTTCCTGCAGGAACGATTGTACCGTTTGGTGGAGAAGAAGCACCCGATGGTTGGCTTATCTGTGATGGTGCCGAAGTTAAAAAATCAGATTACACTACTTTGTTTAATGTAATCCTGTACAATTTTAAAGATGCAAGTTTGCTTTCTGACGCTGGTGTTAATACTTTTGCATTGCCTGACCTGAGAGGAAGATTCCCACTAGGACTTGACAATATGGGCGGCCCAAGTGCTAATAGAGTAACAAACATTGCTGCTGATGCAATCGGTGGTAACGCTGGAACAGAAGAACAACCAATTAATACTAATAACTTGCCAGAACACGAACATGACATGGAAGGCGATTCTGGGACACAATACTATGCAATGCGTGTTGGTTCTGGAGGAGTACTTGATGATGATGCTGTTCCGTTAACTATTGAACCAGGAGCAGGCGGCACACAAGGTTTTGCATCGAGTGGTGGTATCAAAACTACTGGAAGTTTAGGTGATCCGTTAGGAATTATGCCTCCTTATTTGGCATTGAATTATATAATTTATACTGGAGAGTGATGTGAGCTATCAATTAAACAAAACAAACGGAGACTTGTTAACTGAACTGGTAGATGGCCAGATAGATACTAACTCTACAAATTTAGTTTTGGTTGGTAGAAATTATTCCGGGTACGGTGAATATTTTAATGAAAATTTTATTAAACTTTTAGAAAATTTTTCAAACACAGCGGCTCCAACTAATCCTCTTTCAGGCCAACTTTGGTGGGATACTGCTGAACAACGTTTAAAAGTTTATGATGGAGAACAATGGAAAGCCTCAGGTGGACCTTTTGTACAAACTGATTCGCCTACATTGGTTGCGGGAGATCTTTGGATAAATCCAAATGATAACCAACTATATGCTTTTGATGGTGAAGATCTTTTCTTAGTCGGCCCGCAATACACAACAGGCCAGCAAAAAAGCGGTTTTGAAATAGATAGTCTACTTGACGAGCAAAGTCGTTCGCGTAGTATTGTTAAATTATTTATAGCAAATAATCTTGTTGCTGTAATTAGTTACTTAGATTTTACACCAATTTATTCTCAACGAATTTTAGGATTAGTTACAGACAGTAATCCAGACGGTAGAATTTATACTGGTTACAATATTATTGATACTGAGAATTTTAAATTTAGAGGCATAGCAAGTTCTTCAAACGCACTTGTTTCTGAAACAGGCGTAGTAAGAACTGCTGACTCCTTTCTACCATCGGATGCAAATGGTGAAACAGTTGGTACATTAAAGATACTTAACAATGGTGGTTTAACAATTGGTGCTTCCCAAGCAAACGTACAAAAGATTGTTGGACCTCGTTTTTATATAGAAAACCAACTTAACGACAACGATATAAGTTTGCGTGTTGCATCATCTCTATATGGTAGTATTACAGTTGATGCATTGTATATTGACGCAAGTACAGGGCGTGTAGGTATTTTTAATGTTGGTAGACTCCCTCAATATACATTAGATGTTGAAGGTGACTTGCGTGTTACTGGAGACTTATTAATTGAAGGCGATGCAACAAGTCTTGATGTTGCTACTTTGCGTGTAGAAGACAAGAACATCGAATTAGCAAAAACAGCCGACGGTACAGTGCTTGATGGTGTTGATGCAGACGGCGCAGGTATAACATTAGATACGAATGATGTAGGAACAAAAACATGGACATGGTCTGATACAGAAGATGCATGGCAATCAAATGTCCATATAGATTTATCAGACAATACTAAAACATATCAAATCGGTGGTCAAGATAAACTAACAAATACTAGTTTGACAAATATTACCGATATAACAGATGTAGTAAGAATTAGTTCAACACTAGAATATCTTAATATCGACGACATAAACATAAATGGTGCTACTATAACAAATAGTGTAACAGCATTAAGTCCGTTAGCACTAACTTCGTCAACAGGATTGAATATTACTGCTGGCGGCAACATTGCAATCCAAGATAGTCGAAAAATTACCGGACTTGCTGATCCAACAGCGAATCAAGACGCTGCTACGAAATATTATGTAGACAATGTTGTTGCTACAGAAACTATCGTATTTTCGTTAGATATTACAGGATTAAGTTCTCCAAATGTTGTTGGAGTAGGAGATGGACCTATCAATGATGTTAGAGATATTTTAAATTCTTTGTATCCAGCAGCAACGGAAAATACCGGAAAAGTAGCAAAGATACATACT